TCCTGCCTAGTTTCGCTGATTTTTTCAATTAAATTTTCCAATTTACACCTCCATAAAGTTAAAGTTATCTTCGTTGATGCCATCATCAATGCTTTCCATGTGGTCAACAACTTCGTTGACATCATAGTCTACTTCGTTTCCTGCATCATCAGAACTATCGAACAAGTCATACTCGTCTTGTTCAGCAGTCAAGTCAACCTCTTTCAGAGGTTTTTCAGAGTAATACTCCATTTCGTCTTGCAAATGTTTATTTCGCATAATGTTTTCCCCGAACTCAAAAGTCCGAATTGGCAACCAACGACATTGCTGATTGCCCAACAACAATGACAGGTCGGTCTGAATTTGTCAAGAAGGAAGGCACACGTAAGTATTTATATTTATGTGTCGATTCTTGTGTAAGTTTTATGTAGCATTTGTCGTAAATATTTACATATATTTTGCGTAAAGTCTTACTCGTTTCTGTGTTGAAAGCTGATAGCTAAATTTTATGTGCACATGCGTAAAGACACACGTATAGATACTTATGCACATAGATATATGCATGGCGATTTGGTCGGTTTTTGTTGGGATTTTTTGGTGCGATTTGGCAGAATTTGGAGATTTCCTAAATTTCGCCTGTTTTGGTACGCATTATGCGTGGGGAAAATGGCGTGTGAAATTAATTTGCAAAAAAACTTGACAATCGGTGTCGAAAAATATTACCTTGTAATGGCTCGGCAATGTCGCCTTGCATTTTTCCCTAAAGGGAAGGAGAATTTCCACATGGCAAATTCAACACAAAAAAGAACTGATAACTTCGTTATTGAAAATCCAACTGACAAAGCTACCTATGGTATGGTTAGAATGTTGGCTTCTTACTTCAGTAAGTCCACTAAATGTCCGAAGGACATCAAATGGGGCACTCTGCATGGTCATTTCTTACAGAAATTGAATGACAAAAGAGAACCTTTGGTTCAAGGTGAAGTTGCTAGACTTCGTGCTCTAAAGAGCATCCCTGCTGAAAACTTGAAAGCTATGCGTTCCTACAAGAAACTTGTAGCTATCAAAAGCTAAGCGTAGCTTAGTTCCTACAAAGCCCCACATTCGTGGGGTTTTTTTTGCCTAAAATTTGCCAATCCTATGGATTGAATCCCTACAGTCCCTGCGATACTACGTATTCCTACAGACTACACATCAAGCCACACCAAGCCACACCGAGCTACACAGGAAAGCATAGCTTTGTAAAGCTCTGTGGGGCTCTGTGTGGAACGGAAAACAATAGAACGACCATTGGGGTTATTTCCAAAGGAAAACCTCTGAGAAAGCCTGTCAGTATAGGAAAGTTTGGTAAACTCTTTAGAGTTTAATTTTTATTTTACAGGCTCTATATTCTCTGAATATGGATGTTAATTTCTAGGGTAGCTCTTTAGAGCTAGGAAAATCTTGGAAAAGATTGGTAAATTCTATGAATTTAATACCCCACCCCCTGCTAAACTCTGCAGAGTTTACTGAGTCTATAGGGGGTAGGCAGGAACACCACCACCCTCCCCCTATACATATGCACATACTTATACATTTTAAGCCAAAATGGTTGTTAAGCAGGTTAGGTCGGGCTCGATAAGTCTTGAAAACTTTTAAAGCTTTACGAGTGTTTAGAGGGGAGGTTTTTAGGAGGTTAGGTCGGGTCTAATAGGTCTGTAGGGTATACATTGAACCCCGGCACACCTAAGTGTTATTATAGAAGTATTTTTTAGTTTTGTCAAGTCTTTTAGAAATATTTTTATTAGGGGTTGACAACTATATCATTAAGTTATATAATAACACTATGAGTTTACCTTCAACACAAAAAAGAAAGCTTACAGAAAAACAAGAAAATTTCCTTAATAATCTCGTAGAGACTAAAGGAAATTTAAAACTCTCAGCTGAACTTGCAGGATATTCTGGCAATCACTACCAAATTATAAAGAGTCTTAGACAAGAAATAGTAGATTTAGCCTCAAACGTACTTGCAAGGGAAGCACCTTCTGCTGCTTTTAAACTCGTTGAAGTTATGCAAAGTGATAATGCTGTGCCACAAGCCAGTGTAAAACTTCAAGCAGCACAAACAATTCTTGATAGAGTTGGATTAGGTAAACAAGATAGAATGGAAGTAAACCACAATGTCAGTGGAGGAATTTTTATACTTCCTGAAAAACAAACAATAGATATTGTAGCAGAAGATGCGGATTACAAAGAACTATAATGGAACTCTTAGTACTCTTAATTATGTTACACTATGTACCTTGTGAGAATCAAGAGTTTGGAACTGTAGAAACTTGGACAACTGTACACGGTAATACTTCTACAATGACATCAACGTCTACAGGAACTTAATATGAAGATATTTCTGACTGAAATTAAAGCATATGGTACAACCTTTGCAGGTCCTAACATCGTAGCTTCATCCTATGAGAAAGCAGAGATAGCTGCAGCCCAGAACCATTTGGTTGTTGTGGGTGAGCTAGACAGCATCTATGTGGATGATGAGTTAGAAAAAGAATACCTTAATACAATACCTAAAGAAGAAGATAGGATTATACACTGATGAAAAAGAAAGATAGTAGACTAGAACGAGCCGGTGTTTCCGGTTACAATACACCTAAACGTACACCTAATCATCCGAAGAAGTCACACATTGTTGTGGCTAAAGAAGGTGATAATATTAAAACCATTAGGTTTGGTGAACAAGGAGCTTCAACAGCAGGTAAGCCTAAAGCAGGTGAATCAGCACGTATGAAAGCTAAACGTAAATCTTTTAAAGCAAGACACAGAAAGAACATAGCCAAAGGTAAAATGTCAGCAGCTTATTGGGCTGATAAAGTAAAATGGTAGAAAAGAAAAGCCAAGCAGTAGGTAGCGAAAACAAGCCTATGGTTTTTAGGAACCATGTTTATAAAAAAAGTGATGGAGGCAAGGGAGCTAACCCTAGACCAGGATTTTATACGCAAGATTATAGAGACAATTGGGATAGAATATTTGGAGACAAAAATGCCAAAAAAGAAAACTAAATCAAGAGTTAACGAGGCTGGTAATTACACCAAGCCAAGTCTGCGTAAGAGGCTTTTCGAGAAGATTAAAGCTGGTACCAAAGGGGGTAAAGCCGGTCAATGGTCTGCAAGAAAAGCCCAGCTTTTAGCAAAAGAATATAAAGCAGCCGGTGGAGGCTATAAATAATGGCAAGAAAAGACCCACAAGAAAGTCTTAGACAATGGACTAAACAAGATTGGGGCACTAAGTCTGGCAAACCCTCTGGTCAAACAGGAGAAAGATATTTACCAAAAGCAGCTAGAGAAGCTTTAACTCCTCAAGAATATGCTTCAACTACAAAAGCTAAAAAGGAAGGCACAAGAGCTGGAAGACAATATGTTAAACAGCCTAAAAAGATTGCTCAGAAAACAGCTGCATATAGATGATAATCCCAGAGGGATATATAAAAAAGAAAAGTAAAACCATACCGTTTGGTTATAAACTTAGTTCTATTCAAGGTTACTTAGAACCTATTCCCGAAGAACTTAATATTTTAAATAAATATGTTCAGGCTGTGCTCCGTCAGGAGTACACGTTGCGTTCAGCAGCAGAAGCTATTACACTTGAAACAGGTCGAAACTTAAGTCATGTTGGACTTTCTAAACATGTAAAAAAGAATGATTTATCTCCTAAGTTTAAACGTTCTCCCGAACAACTAAGAAAACTAAAACTTGCTAAAGAAGCTAAAGAATTAGAAAAACTTAAAAAGAAACTTCAATACAAAGAAAAAAAACTTAATACTGAAAAGTCTGTTATAAAAAAACTAACAGAAAATACTCCTTCTAAAGTTGTAACTGAAGATGAAATTGAACAAACTGTTCCTTCTGTACAAGAAGCTATTAAAGATTCAAAAGTTATTTTTCATGCTAATGAAGGACCACAGACAGAATTTTTAGCTTCAGGTGAAAAAGATGTTTTATATGGAGGAGCAGCTGGTGGGGGTAAATCATATGCTATGATTATTGACCCTTTGCGTAACTGTCATAGAAAAGCACACAGAGCTTTAATACTT